TAACTCCAGATATTAGGCTTAATTTGTACGATATAATGTACAAAATAGGCGTAATTTGTATAGTAGCACTGTGCAAATTAGTAGTAAAATATGTAGTGGGGGTTCGGCAAAAGGAAGTAAAATGGGGCTGGTTTCCGACTATAATTTCCAGCCCACCCCCTTACAATTAACTTGACAATTATTTGACAATGATAACGAGACAAAAATGTGAGATTTATAGCAGAATAGTAGGTTACATAAGACCCATATCTCAATGGTGTCCTGGGAAGGTATCCGAGTTTGAGGATAGACTAACTTATAAAACAAATAAAAAATGAGTACCAAAACCTTCTGTAAGATAGCCAAGTGGTTCTTTATATCAAGCATAGTATTCTTTATTGCACTTAATTATAAGTTGGTAATAACGATTTTATGTTCGTTCTTTTTATGGCTTTGGCTTAAAATAGTAATGTAAAAATTGAGCATTGGGTCGGGTTGGCAAATTACACCTCTAAGTGACTACCTCTCTGCCAACCTAGCTGAGTGCTCATAAGAGTCTCAAGTTCTTTAATAACCTGGAGGTGTTAAATGGCTGCAAAGTGTCAGTTTTGTCGGCAACAAAAGCGACTGTATGTGTGTCGTCTGTTCGGAGATGTCTTCGTAAAGTGTGTATTCCATGCTTGTTTTGAGTGCATACTGAAGATGGGTCTAGTCATCATAGGAGAGCCACAGGAGGTGGACAATGCTAAGAGGCGACTGGAAGGAGATGATACGAGCAAGAGAGGGTTATAGATGCAAAATATGCGGCAGGACTACGAATCTTACGATTCAACACAAGCTCCCTCGTTGCAGAGGTGGCTCAAGTACGCCAGAGAATTGTGTATGTTGGTGTGGTCAGTGCCACCGCAGATTCCACCTTGCACATGGCTTGGCTATGTCAGACGACTTCGGTAACCCCATAGAACATGGTTATATACACCGCAAACCACCAAAACGGAAGCACCGTAGACATTGCAAACATCACAGACATCACTAGGTTATAAGCTGGGGAGATATTACGCCTGGACACTTAGTCCGCCATTTGAGTATCCTCCCCAGCTACAAACCCCTATCCCCTAGTAGTTGAGTATTGACTTGTGTGGGAGGGAGGTATACATTATAAACAACATGAAGCACCAAGCGTATTCAAAAAGGTTAGATATTCAAATAGGGGGGTTGGTTTCCTCGCTTGGTCGCCAACTCTCCTATTTGGCTATTTAATTTTTTAGACCAAGCAAAATGAAGACAAGGATTATACACACGAAGGTATGGAGAGATGGATGGTTTGTAAATTTATCTAAGGAAGCAAAACTCCTGTGGATTTATTTATTAACCAATGACAAGATAAACATATCTGGATTTTATGAGATTACAGATAGGGAACTTGAGTTTGACTTAGGTTTTAAGGTAGACAAGGATATTACGGATCAACTTAAACCCAAAGCTATCTTTTGTATGGGATGGGTCTTTATCCCAAACATTGAGAAGTATAACAGTTATAGGAACTCTCCTAAGAACCAAACTGCTTTTATTAGAGAGATAGAATGCATACCCAGAGTCGTTATTAATACCATACTTAGTGATACTAGTATAGATACTAGTATAGATACTACCCCTATACTCCTAGAAATCATAAATCATAAATCAGAAACCAAAAACCAAAAACCAGAAATCCTAAATAAGGAATCAAAAGAGAATGATGATTTGCCTTTTAATTGGAAGAGAGAGGAGATAGATAAAACAGATAAGTTATTAGAACCTTACAGATAATGGAACTCATACCCTTTGGAGAAGTAGCTAGAGACAGATACGATATAAGCAAGAAGTATGGTTTGATAGAACAGGTAGGGGGGATATGGAGATTAACTAACAAGTGCAAAAGAGCATACGACAGTAGTAGTTATGTTTATTATCTACAAGGCAAGATAGAGAAGCCTAAGAGAGTTGAACAAAAACAAGCTCCAGTTACACCAGTTAAAAAGACAGAAGTTAAGAAGCCTACCGTTCAAGAGCAACTAAAGAGCCCAGAGTACCAAAGGGCTTTAGACGAGATATTTAATTTATAAACTATTTAACATGAAGATATACAAGGTTAAGAGATACACTGCATTCCCAAAACAAAAGGATAATGACAGGGTTATAAGAACCGTGGACAACTTAAAGTCTGCACAAAGAATCAGTATTGAACTAAATAATACACTCAATTCAAGGTTCTATGTCGAGACTGTGGAGGTAGTATAATGAGTAAAACCCCTATCTCAATGCAAATAACACCAGAGTACCAGCAAGGACTTAGAATGCAACCTGCTTGTGATAGGGTTTTGTGCCAAGTGTTTGGGGTTACACCAGATAAGATTTTAAGAACCGAGAATAAAGAATCTGTATTAGACCAGAAGTTTGCTATTGATTTAATTCTTGAACTACCCAATGGAACACATATAACGGGGCAGGAGAAGGCACTTAGTTTTGATAAAAGCAAATACGACACTTTTACACTAGAGTTTTACCAGAACAGGCTTACCAAAGAGAAGGGAGAGTTTTTTAAAATAGCCAGTCAGTTTTATCTATCAGGTTACTCAGATAGGACAGGAGAGGAGTTCTTGACTTGGAAGATAATTGATATATGTAAACTGATACTATGGTTAAAAGATAGTAGTTTAGAAGCCCTAGAATCAAGAACCAAACCGTCTACCAGCAACGCCTCGTTCCTACCAATCCCATATAAAAGCTTACCAGATTATGTAATTATAGCTCAAAAGGAATAGACTACTATAAGCCACTTGACACAGTATATACAAACTGTATAATGAAGTTAATATAAATTATTATATATTACCAAATGGACAAAATCTTAAAAGAAGCAGTCCTAAAGTTATACGATTACGAAGACCTCTTATCTTCTAAAAGGAGAGAGTTAGAGATAATCGTAGGAGATGTACAGGAAGCAGAGAACCTGGATGTTTATGAGGAGTACACAGAGCAAAGGAATGAGGTAGGTAGGTTAATTAGCCAGTTAGAAGATTTAATATCTAAATTAGGCAAGTAAGAACATGAATATACCAAAAGAGTTTATACAGAACATACAAGGCAAGGACTTCGTAAAGTACGAAGGATTGCTAAATATGTTCCATGAGAACGGGGGTAAGGAGATTAGAACTGAGTTGGTTCAGAGTCAATTAGCAGACGAGGTGTTTTTTATCTTTAAAGCAACTGTTAGTGGGGAGAGGGGAACCTTTGAAGGACATGGGGACTCATGCAGAGCTAATGTAAACCCCATGATAGTTAAGCACATGATGAGAATGGCAGAGACCAGAGCCAAAGCAAGAGCCCTAAGAGATTACTGCAATATCGGTATGACCGCAGCAGAGGAGTTAGACTAAATTGTAAAAATTACGAGGATGTTTTACAAACAAATAAACGGAGTGAATATAATACACTACAACCCAACACCACTAGAACAACTACAAAACAGAATGAACGCACTCAAAATCAAAGAGCAGATACAAAAGGATCTAAATAAAAAGCCAGTAAACAAGAAGAGATTAAAAGAAGCATACAAAGAGTTTTTAGAGATAACAGAGAGATATGCTATGCAAGAGAGAGATTTAATTTAACTAGGAGGATTACATGAAGGTATTAAATATAAAAAGCAAAGAGTCTAAAGTTTTAAAGACTGTAAAGAGAATAGCAAATAGTACAAGTAGCAAGGTTATGGCAGTAGATATTTTTGATGGACATAAAAGAGGAGAGGTCATAGCGAGGAGAATTATAATGCTATTAGCTTTAGTTTTAGCTATTTATGTACTACTTGACCAACTTGTAGACAAAGGGTATTTAAAAACTAACGAACAAAGGCAGGTGCGCTCAGTATCTCAGATAGTGGTACAAGCCCCTGTGATAGCCCTAGAACCAACGGAAGGGTTAAAAACGAATAATGATACCCCAGGGGTCAAACAGGTGTCTCAATTCGCCTCACAGGACCTCGTGGGAGATGTTGAGAAGTATGTTGCAAGTTATGGAGGCAGGTATGATGCGGGGTATTTGGCTAGTTTAAGGCAATATTGTGATGAGGAGACGCTAAAGTTAGTAGTCGCAATATCAGTAGCAGAGACAAGTATGGGTAAGAATACAGATAAAAAGACCAACTGGTACGGATATTTTTACAAAGGCAATAGAAGCTATGATCCAAGCGTAGACGAGATGAGTAGGGTTATTTGCAATGGGATAAGTAAATATTATTCTGATGTGGCAACAAACGCAGTTAAAGCCAAGAGGTATACTGGAGGGGATCATACGAGTACATGGATGGGTAATGTACAAAGTGCATTATCTGCAATGAGTAGCTCTTTATAACTTGATGTACAGGGTGTTCTACTTCCTTGCTCTGGAGGAGGGGTAGGGTATTAACAGCGGTTTGAGGATCCCCTATAAATCTGGGGCAATGGAGTAGGACACCCTACACTAGATAAATTGATTACTAAGTTTATCTAGTTCTGACTATGGGGGTTGTGCTGGGCAGTCCAACCCTCTGGTTATCTAATTTTAAGTAGTAGTAAAGTGAGAGAAGCATTTAAGGAGAGGTATTGGACAGGGTTATTTGGGGAATACTATGTCCTTACTGAACTATCAAAGAGGAGAATAGCTGCTCAGAGATTGTGCGATAAACTCTCTGGTTGTGATTTAATAACAGAAGATAACATTTTAATAGAAGTTAAGACTTCGCAAGCACATATTACAAAGAGAGACGGGCAGCATACAGAAAGTAGGGGTTGGCAATTTAACAGTATTAGAAAGGGTACTATTAAAAAACCAGATGTATTGATATTGGTTGCTCTTAATGACAAGAGTGAGTTTAAGATAGAGCATACCTGGATTGTACCAACTGAGGATTTGGTGGGAAATAATAAATATGGATATAAAAACAACTTCCTCATAAAGGATACTGATTGGCAGAAGGTAAATAGTAATAGACCAGACTTAGTATCTGAGAAATGGGTTGAAGTATATGAGGATAATTGGAATATTTTATCTAAATTAAAAGACAATAAGTAATATGGAGATTAAAACATCAATGGGTGTATATAGAATAAACTACTACTGGGATAGTGCAGAGTTTGAGGATAGTAGACAACGAACAGGAATCTCTGTGAGGTTTGATGGTGTAGAGGTGGTGTTTATAAGGTGTTCTCCACTTGAGAAGGAAGAAGTATTATCTAAATTAAAAGACAATAAGTAATATGGAGAAGAAAACACTAGAACATTTAAAAAAGGTTTTTGAACTTGAGAATGGTAAGAATGCAGAGTTAATTGCTTTAGAAACATTCGCACAAGGTACAAGCGATATGTACAAGGATAAAGACTTTTTAGATGGCAAGTGGGGTGGCAAGGTAAAGTATGTAAAGAGAGAGGATATAATATCTGCTTATGCTACTGATAGATATATGGATATAAGAAGAGCTATTAAGGATATGAGTATTTTGGATTTTTTGAGATTGAAGTTATCTAAATTAAAACAATAAGTAATATGGAGAAGTGGATTATAGTCCCTAAAAGTGAATGTTTGCGATTGGCAAGATCAAATGATTTAAGGGAACATGTAACAACAGAACTATATTGGTATTTTAATCAAAATAAGTTTACTAAAAAACAAAGAGAATTGGCAGAACAGGGAAAGTATTATGCGATAATAAATTCAGAGTTTAGTCATAAAGGTTTGGGATTAGAACCGTTGGTAAAAGAAATATCTAAATTAAAGTGGGACAATAAGTAATATGGAGAAGAAAGAATGGAGAGAAGAAGCAAAGTTTTTATTTGGGCATTTATATATTGATACTGAAGAGGGTTTTACGAAGATAATTGGGGAAGAGAATGATTTATTAGATTTTATAGAGTCCGAGAAGCAGAAGAGTTATGAAGAAGGATATATTGAATGTATAAGTAAATTACAAAAGAAGTTTGGGGGTGCAGTTTTAGTTGTTCAAAAAGACGGGGTAATGCAAACACAGAAGCCAGAACTGGATATTTGGATTGAAGGAGAATTATCTAAATTAACTAAGTAGAAGTATGAAGGTAATACAAACGGAATTAAAGAATTACAACAGAAGAAGTGATAACAGTGTTAGTCTAAAAGTAGATAGTCTTATAGAGATGACAAGTGAGGATATAGCCGACATAGACCGACACCGAGGAGACATAGCAATAGTTGTTTTAACAGACACAGTTGTTGGTAATGAGGTAGATATTGATATTGACGATATACTCAAGAACCTACCAGAGAACGACACCCTGGAGTATAAAAGTCCTAGCAAGAGATTCAGAGATATACTTTGGAGACTACTTGAGCAGAAGTTAAACCGAGTGCCTAGTAAAGACGAATTCGCAGAGTATTACAAGACCGAGTATGACAAGATAATAGGTCATTACAAAGAGAAGTTTGAAGATTAAATTATAATTAAAATACATAATGAAGATATATGATATACTAGAGTTAATAGTAGGAGTTGTTATTTTAACAGTAGGTTCTACAGCTATTATATGGTGTTTATTAAAATTGATTTATATGATTACAAATGGGTAAGTATTACACACTAAGTGAGATAAGTATAATGACAAAGACACACTTACAAACCCTATATAGCAGGGTTAAGATATGTGGTATTGTACCCAAGATGATAAAAGGGGTAGCACACTTTGACGAAGAGGATATAGCCCAGTTAATTAAATCACATAAAGTAGGAAGACCTAAATATGCCCCGCAAGATAAGCAAGTCAAGCCTGACTAAAAAACTAGATAGTGCCTGGAGTGAACTTGTAAAAAAACGAGCAGGATATAAGTGCGAAGTATGCGGGAAAAATCAGATTTTGAATTCTCATCATTATATATCAAGAAGTAATCGCCAATTAAGATGGTTTGTGCAAAATGGTATATGTGTTTGCCCAGGATGCCATTTGTTTAGCAATAATTCCTTCCACAAGAATCCCGTTTTTGGTCATTTCTGGATGGAGGAGAACAGGTGGGAAGACTTCCAGTATATTACTTGTAAAATGAACGAGATTAAGAAGTGGACATTAGTTGATATGCAAGAGCTTTTAGATAAATTAAACGAGGAGTTAAAATCTTGACAATAGGTTTTTAAAAGGTTAGTCTGTATATAATTTGTCTGTTTACTGCCAAATGAACAACAAGGAAGCTGATTATGTTACATCTAGTCTAGGTCAAATAGCATTTTTACTTTGGCACAATATTTATCCGAGTGACTTAACATTCAAGCCCTTTAGAGGCTGTATTTACTATGAACCAGATGTGAACTGGGGGGAGTTAATAAACTCATACTGGCTTGGAGAGAAGATACCTACTTGTGAGTTAGCCGAGTGTATTGTCGTTGCTAAGAGAATGCTAGACGAGGGGGAGATAAATCAAAAATGGTATGACGAGATGCACGAAGCTATTAATGATTTGCAGGAAGATTATGTCTTCCCAGTAATATAAAATGATATAATATATATATGTTTGAGGAATTTTCTTGGTTCAAATATTTAGGTCATCATAAGTCAGCCTGGGAGGGTCATATCTTGTATATCTATAATCAGATACAGGAATGGAAGCCGAAGACTGTTGTTGAACTTGGTGTGTATCTAGGACATTCACTTGCCTCTATGGCAGAGGGATGCCAAGACGCAGGGTTAAACACTAAACTTTATGGGGTGGATCACTTTATGGGAGACGAACACGCTGGTATGTTTGGTCCTGAGATAGAGAAGATAGCGACTGAGGCACTTAGTATTTATCCAAATGTTACAGTAATCAAAAAGACATTTAACGAGGCACTTGAGGACTGGAAGAAGCGTAAAGACACAAAGATAGACCTACTTCATATAGACGGGAGGCACTTCTACGAGGACATTAAAGAGGACTTTGAGAACTGGAGTGTATTTGTACCTAAAGGTGGACACATAATTTTACACGATACTCAGGTTACCGAGAGGAACTTTGGTATTAAAAAATATTTTGCAGAGCTACAGCAGACTCATCCTGAGTGGAAGTTTAGTGAGAGGACTGAGAGCTATGGCTTGGGGATAATTACTAAATGAACTTAATCGTATACAGCGCAATTTATGGAGGTTATGACGAGGTTAAACAGCAACCTCTTAAAAGTGTTCCTGTTCTTTTTAGTGATAGAGAGGCGAGTACCTGGGATACTAGGATAGTAGACAGGCCAGAGCAACATCCAAGAATGAGAGCTAAGTATTTTAAGTGTAATCCTCACAAGGAACTGGTCTGTGATGTATCTGTTTGGATAGACGGGAGTGCAACAATAAGACATCCTAGTTTTGAGGATTGGTGTATAGAACAATTAGGAGATAATGACATAGCCTTAATAAAACATCCAGAGAGAGACTGTATTTATGATGAGGCTAACTACTGCCAGTTTATGCAAAAGTATCAGGGCGTACCAGTAGTTGAGCAAGTACAAGAGTACCAGAAGCAAGGGTACCCTGCACACAACGGGCTGTGGGCTTGTGGATTACTCATAAGGAGACATAATGACCGAATAAAGAAGTTTAACAGAATGTGGTGGAGACATAATAAAAAATACACATATCAGGATCAATTAAGTTTCCCCGTTTGTGCTAAAGAGTGTGAGCTTAAAATCTCCACTATAGAATTACCTAATTTATTAAACAATGGTGTGGTTACCTTTGGAACACCACACAAATCAAACTTATGAGCTGGTGGGATGATAACTATAAAAGAAGCGATTTTAGAAGTTGGCTTACAGACCAGGGTTCTTACTCAAGGTCGGTAGTGACTGGAATTGCAAAAAGGTTCAGAAGCGTTTTAGATTGTGCCTGTGGTACCTGTTTAGACTACTTCGTGTATCAAAAAGAGGGGGTTAAAATTAAGTATAAGGGTATAGATTCTTGTAGTGGTTTAGTAGAGGAGGCGAAAACCTTTGGGATAGATTGTGACCTTGGAGATATAGAGGCACTCCCTTATAAGGGCAAGTCTTATGACATAGTAACAGCAAGGCATATACTAGAGCACCTTGATTACTATGAGAAGGCTATTGGGGAGATGTGTAGGGTGGCTAAATACGAGGTTATTGTTGTGTTCTTTCTACCACCCCAAGACGAAGAGGTTTTAGAGAAGGATAAAAACCTCAATTTTGCAGTTAATGTAAACAAGTATGGTAAAAAAAAGTTAGAGAAGTATTGTAATCAGTTTGGAACTGTAGAGTGGATCAAGGTGGGTTCTGAGGTAATTTTAAGAATTAAAAAAAATGTACAACCTAAAAAGGTTAAGGTACAAGATAGAAGGAAGATAGGGGTAGTATGCACTTTGTATATAGATAATGATATTACCTATGAGCAGGCAATGCACACACTAGACACAATGAAGTCTCAGCACGACCTAGTATTTTATGCAAGGATAACTAAACTAGACGATAAATATAAAGATATTCTCAAGAGATTTGACAAGGTTGATAAAAATGATATTAACTGTTTGGCAAGAAGCTGGAACATGGGTACAAAACAAGCCCTCAAGGAGGGATGTGATTATGTGATACTTCCTAATTTGGATTTAGACTTAGAGCCAAGCACGATAGATATTCTTGTTGAGTATGCTAATAAGCACAAGGGTAAAAACCTAATCTGGTCTGGTTGGGGAACAAGTAACTTGGGAAGATTCCCAGACTGGGACTTTGTTGTTAGCAGTTATACAGTGTATGAGAACTTCTCATTTTTTATGATAGACGACAGATTATTCAAGGAGGTTGGAGAGTTTGATGAGGTGTTTAAACCTGCGTATGCAGAGGATGTTGATATGCAATATAGGTTAGAGCTCAAAGGGTTTAAGCATACCTGCGTGTATGATGCTAAGTTTATTCACTTCGGGCAGACCACGCAAAAGAACTCCGTAGATTTTAAGGATAAAAAAATAGATAGTAAAGCTGATGCAATTTTTATAAAAAAGTGGGGAGGAGAACCACGACAGCAAAAGTTTAAAAGTCCATACAATGGTGCGGTAGTAGATGATTTAAACAACTTTTAAAATGAAGGTAATCGTAACATTTACACATGGTATGCCAACTTATAAATCGGTATGGGAGGGTTACTATAAACCTTTTGGAGATTTAAAGTATATAGACGCAGAAGGGGCACTCAGGCAAGACTGGGGTGCAACATACCATACAATGAACAATATACAGGCTGAGCTGTTTAAGACCTATGATACAATAGTGTTTGTTGATATGGATGAGATAATAGTCCCTAACCCTGAGAAGTATAAAGACTTGGGAGAGTATTTAGATAAGTGCAAGAGTACCAGGTGTATAGGTTATAATGTAATTGAGATGGGGGGAGATAAGCCACTTGATTTAACAAAGCCTATTCTTACTCAAAGAGCATACTGGAGCAGAGACTGGATGTATGACAAATGTGTAATCATAAAAGAACCACATACATACACCAGTAACCATGCTGTTAAAGATGCGGTTAATAAAGATAGCGACCTAGTTATGCTACATTTAAGAGACGCAGATATAACAAGTGCAAAGCAAAGATGTAAGTACATGGGTCGTGAGTTTGATGTACAAGCCTTTGTAGATAGAAGAGATAAGGCTGAGTTAATACCTAAAAAATACCTAATTAATACCTAATAAATGGAGGATAATATGAACTACTATGTGTTTGACCATCATAACTTTTGGCAATGGACACCTAGCAATAGTGATTTGCTCAGCTCTAATGTGGTATTTATGTGGGCAGATTACCCGTTTGTAGATAGTATTAAAACACTACAGAGTTTTGGTAAGAAGATTATAGTTTATGAGCATGGCTTTGGGGCTTTGTTTGATTATGAGCTAAACAACAGAGATTTTATTGCTGATGGATACTTGGCACTAGGAGATGAGAGTAGGGATTCTTTGATAAGGGCTGGAGTTGATTCTAACAAGATTTTAGTTACAGGCAATCCTATATATGATGATATTAAAAAGACTAAGCATACAGGCAAGGAGGCTTTGTTTGTAGCCTTACACTGGGTGAGGGATGTTCGCTATTACAACCAGACGGTCTTTGAGCAATTAAAAGGGGCATACCCACAGTTTAACTGGACAGTAAAACTTATGGAGAAGACGGGGGCAGTGGTAGCCAATAAAAAGTGGATTAGCAATTCTGATGGGAATATTTTAGAAGAGATTAAAGAGGGGCTTGTGGACTATGATATGGTATTTACTCCAAGACCTTCTACCTTTGAGAGTTTTGCAAGGCTTATGGGTATTCCTGTTTATGTTATAGATCAGGAGCAGTCTTATGCAGAGGAAGGAGACCCAGGGAGTATGCCTATTAACAATACCTACTTAAAGATAGGAGACAAACTACCAGAGCAAAAGAGAGTAGACATGAGTAAGTATATAAAGCGACCAAGTTTAAGTTTAGATTTAATTTTAGAGTGGACTAAAACATTATGAGTGACGACATAAGTAAGCCATATACAACAATCACATTAGAGAGCAAGAAGAATTATGAAGAGGGTTGGGAGAGAATATTTGGGAGAAAGAGAAAACTAAAAGCACAGTTGCACCAGATAAACAACCAGAGGCACAAGATAATAAACGGTATACAATCTAAAGGTGGTAGAACTGAGGCTAGAGAAGCAGAGTTGTTATCTCTTAAAAAGAAGAGAGAAAAGATTTTAAGAGAATTAGACAAGTTGGAATAGTGGTATAATAAGATATATGCCAAAGATTATTAAAAACGGGAATAAAATCGGGAAGGGGAACCCTCCAGTAGATACACGGTTTACATCAGAATATCAGCCAACACCAGAAGCTAAGAGTAAAGGGTGGGAAAGGAGAAGAATGGCAAGAGAAATGATGGATATTTATGATAGATATCAGCACATGAGCTACAAGGAGTTTCTAGATATTAAGGAAGACATAAAGAACAACCCACAGAATTATACTGTTGTGGAAGTAGATATGTTTAAGTATGCAAAAAACCCAAAGTTTATATTAGACAGAATAAATAGGCATATAAGTAATGCACCTCAGCAGTTGGATGTTGATATGGGAGGGAATATAATCATTAACATAAAAGAGGGAATAGCAAAAGATGACAGACCTAAATCTTGAGTTTAATTACCCAGAGTTTATACTTCCAGCAATCAACAGTAATAAACATTTTGTAGTAGTACCTTCTGGAAGACAAGTTGGGAAGACATATAATTTTGCACAGTGGATAATAAGAGAGACAATGAGATTAAATTGTCCTTCCTTATGGGTAGATACTGTTCATACTAATATTGATAAGTATATAGAAAGATACTTCAAGCCCTTGCTTAAACCTATCTCTTCATATTGTGATTGGAATGCTCAAAAGAAGATACTTAAGTTGCCTCGTGGATATATAGACTTTGGTTCAGCACAAAAGCCAGAGAACCTAGAGGGGTTTAACTATAAAAGAGCTGTATTAAATGAGGCTGGACACATATTAAAGAAAGATTCTTTATGGCATAACACTTTAATGCCTATGATTAAAGCAGAGGACAACCAGACAAGGATTATAGGAACTCCTAAAGGACAGAATCTGTTTTACGAGCTATTTCTAAAAGGATTATCCAATGACCCAGAATATGAGAGTTTCCAATATACCGTATATGATTCTCCATACTGGTCTGCTAAGCAGATAGAAGAGGTTAGAAGTAGAACACCAGAGTTAATCTGGAAACAGGAGTATATGGCGAGTTTTGAAGCTTTTGCGGGTATGATATATCCAGACTTCAAGGAGGAGATACATTGTAAGCCAAGTCCTGAGAGAAAGGTTACTGATATATTCTTTGTGTCCCTTGACCCTGGGTGGGAACACCCGACTGCTTGTATATTGGCTAAAGAAGATTTAGAAGGAAATCTCTTTGTTATTGATGAGTTTAGGGAGAGTCATTTACATGTTGGAGATATATCAAGATATTTACAATCAATGTTAGTTAGAAATGGTCTTAAAGAAGAGGACATAGAAATGTTTATTATAGACCCGTCGGGGAGAAAGACAGACCAAACTAGTGGACAGAGTATATTATTCCAATTACAAGAAGAGGGCTGGGGGTTTGTTCCTGCTAACAACGATCTTATGCCTGGTATAAGCAGAGTAACTAGAATGATTAGAGAGAATAAGTTATTTATTGATAAGAATAGATGTCCTTTGCTTGTGGAAGAGATAAAGAATTATCATTGGAAGGAGTTTAACGATGGAAGTTATGGAATGAACCCAACACCCTACAAGATCGGAGATGACCTAGTAGATACGGTTAGATATCTCTGTATGGCAAGACCAGATTACTTTGAACATCCTAAACTTAACATGTATGGACTACTAGAACCAGAGCCACTTGAGGACGAAGAGGGTTTAGAAGATATAGACATTACGGACAGAGTAGACGACCTAATGTCAGGAGGCGACTTGTTTTAATATGTTATAATTATGTATATGGAACTAATTATCTTATCTATATTAGCAGGGGTGTCTATAATAGTTGTTGGTGTAGTATTCGGTCTATATATAATAACAACTTCTAAAGAGAGAGTTGAACTTCAAAAATTACTTAAAGCTAAGGATTTACCACAATACAGTGCTTTTGGAGAGAAGCCAGAAGAAGAGGAGATAGAGCAAGATAGCAACTTAGTAGAATTAGAGAATATAGACAGTGTTATTCAGGAAGCCATTGATAAAAACATAAAGTTTGATAAATAAACGAGGAGTACATAATCTAGTCTACAGACACATGGCACAAAAGACAATGTACGAGGATGATAAAAAGAGGAAGAGCAAGTATGACACACAATACTGGCTTCAGTACACTAAAGAGAAGTTTGAAGAGAGTCGCAACTGGAGAGGTACCAATGTAGAGCTACAATGGTTTGTAAACTATATGTACTACAAAGGCTATCAGAATCTCAAGTATGACAGAGTAACAGGTACATTTGTTAAAGATAATCGTAACCCCCTAACATTCTATGTAAATCATACCTATATGGTATGTAGAGCAATTAGGAATGCTGTAATTAAGACACAGCCAACTTGGGATGTAGATGCCTTACCTTATGGTCAATTAGATGCAGACACAAGTAGAATATTAGGAGAATATCTTGCCTTCCAGTATGACAAACTAGGATTAGAAGACAAGACTAACAAGGCGTTGCTTTATGGATTACTTTATGGACTTGGTATTTACCAGTATGGATATGACGACAGAGCAGACAATGGAGAGGGTAATGTCTGGATAGAGGTACTAGACCCATTTGATACTTATATTGACCCGTATTGTACAGGAATAGAAGATGCTAGATATGTGGTTAAAGTTACAAGTAAGCCTTACGAGTTGATTGTAAAGAACCCTAACTATGACAAGAAGGTTGTAGAGAATCTATCTACTACAAGTAACTTATCTGAGAGTGATTATAAGAATCTTATACTTAACAATGAGAATAATGTAGCCAATAGTGGTAAGAATATTATCTTACACGAGACTTGGTGTGTTACTGAAGATGGAATAAGAGTAATTACAACAGCTAACAACGAGATTTTAAGGAACGAACTAACAGACTTTGACAAACTTCCATTTGAGATATACCAACCTGATATAAACATAGGAACTATTTATGGAGAAGGATGGGTTAAGAACATTGTTCCACTTAATAAGGCTATCAACTATCTTGAGACAAGTAGGCTTGAGTACAATATATTGATTAATAAGGGAAGGTTATTAGTACCAAAGGGTGCAGGAATAAAGAGTGTAACAAACCAGAACGGTGAGAAGATACAGTATAAACAAGGATTCAAGCCAGAGTTCTTACCAACACCACCAATGGGTAGTGATGTAGACAAACAATTATCAAGTCTTAATGTTTACTTACAGACAATAGGAGCTGCTAACGAGGCATTCATGGGAGTAACACCAACAGGAATTAAGAGTGGTATTGCTATTGAGACATTGATAGCGTCTAACTTTAACCAGTTATATGACCTTGTAAATAACCTATCCAACACCTTAGCAAGACTTGGAGAGGATATATTAAAAATGGGGTATAAGTATCAGTTACTCAGTAAACCATTTAGAACTAGTGAGGGAGATTACTGGTCTGTAGTAGGAGGGGAGGCACAAGAAGATGTAGAGAGATTAATGAAGACGATACAATTACCAAGTAATCCAGAGGTTAAAGTAAGAATAACAAGTGGAGTAGCACATACAAAGGAAGGTAAAAGAGATATACTAATGACTCTAAGAGCAGGTGGAGATGTAAGTAGGAAGACATTATTAGAAAACTTAGATATTGACGCAGAAGAGGAACAGCAGAGAATTGATGAGGAGATGTTACCTCAGATGCCACCTGAGATGGGAGAGATACCAGGAGGAATGTCGGCAGAGGCAGGTATGCCAGAGGGTATGCCTGTTTAGTGTATAATTAAATAAGGAATATCTTTAGTATGCAGTGGGTCCATCCTCGGCCCATTGCATAGTGGAGAGATTCACTTTAGCTCTTTACATCTGTTCTCTCGTAGAGGGTATGTCAGATATTGGGGTAATTACCCATACGAATATATCAGGTGCGAATCCTAGGGCATACCCTGTCCGAGGGAACAGAAATATATAAATTGTTTTAACCCGTTCGTCACTTAAGACGTTAAAATGTGGGTAAGTTTATGGAGGATACAAACTCTATTGCTGTAACACCAACGGATGCTCCCGTTACTGAGTCAGCACCAGTAGAACAAGCAACTGTAGATACTTCTGACACTTCGTCAGGTGAGACGCTAAATACACCAGAAGAGACACAGGGTACTCAGGCTCCCGTTGAATCTAAATCTATCCCATACGATAGATTCCAAGAGGTAAACGAGAAGGCAAAGAAGTACGAAGCAGAATTAGCAGAACTCAAAAAGCAACAGGAAGAGGCACAACGAGTAGCTAGTATGACCCCTGACGAGAGGTTGCAAGAGCAACAACTCGCACAAGCCAAGGAGGCTTTACGCAAAATGGGGTTCATTACTAAAGAGGAGCAAGAGAGAGCACTCCAAGAGGAGAAGGCTCAGAACCTGTTTATCTCCGAGATGAACAGATTAGAAGGTAAGCATGACGGTAAAGACGGAATGCCTAAGTTTGTGGCTCGTGAGGTTGCAGAGTTTATGGACCAGCTTGCTGCTAAGGGACAGTACATATCTGACCCCGAGACAGCTTATAAGTTGAAGTTCATAGACGAGATAGCAGAGGCAAAAGCCAAAGCACAGAGAAGCACTGCGTATTCTGAGAAGCAGGTAGGGGGAATGAATCAGGTGGATGACACTAGAAGTTCAGAACTTGAAGCTGCTGCAAAAACCAGGGATTTTACACAATTCCTTAAAAAACACGCAGGAATGCCTAAAGCGTAACAAATCGTGTTCGCATTCTATAAAAGCATAATTGTTTGTGGCGTGTTAATGAGGATGCTTTAAATTAAGTAATTATTACAATGGCTGTATATCAGACATACGATACTAAGACAAATCATGAAGATTTGACAGATGTATTAACAAAAATTGGTGACATGAGTACACCTGCTTTCTCAAGATTGAGAAAAGTAAGTGCAAAGAACACACTACACGAGTGGAGTACATACGAGCATGACGCTGCTGCGGTAAACGCACAACTTGAAGGTGCATCATACTCTTACGGGACATTAACTGCTCCAAGTAGATTATCTAACTACACTCAGATATTCAGAAAACTATTCCAGGTATCTAATACCCAACAGGCAATAGATCCAGCAGGAATGGAAGACGAATATGCATTCAGAGTACAGGTTGCATTGGAGGCTATCGGTAGAGATATCGAGAAAGCTCTTATCAATGGAACAGCAAACTCAGGTGCTTCAGGAACAGGTAGAAGATTAAAAGGTATAATGGCATTCATTACAACCAATATCTCTACAGGAACAGGAACTGGAAGAGCATTAACAGAGGCTGAATTAAACACATTGATTCAGAACTGTTACTCCAACGGTGGAAGACCAGATTGGTTACTAGCATCTTACACACAAGTAAGGAAGTTAGCTGCTTTAATGAGTGCAGATAGAACATACAATGATGGCAACACAACAATGACATCAAACGTATTGGTTTACCAGAGTCCATTTGGTCAATTAGCAGTAGAAGGTGATAGTCAGATTGCTGCAACAGAACTCGCAGTCTTACAAAAAGATATGTGGGCTGTTGCTCAACTAAGACCAGTAAGCAAGATAGATACTCCAGAGACAGCTGACGCAAAGAACGGAGTTGTTCATGGCGAATTGACTCTTGAGGCAAGAGCAGAGAAGATGAATGGTAAGATGACAGGATTGGCATCATAACATTAAGTCTTTTAGAGGATGCACAGGAGGGCGAAAGCCCTCTTTGTGTTATAATTAACTATGGAATTAATAGATGCAGACGGCAAACCATTACAAAGTAGTAAGTCTAAGGAGGAGGTTATTAACATCCTAAAGACTGTTAGACCTAAAAACAGAGAGCAGGAGAAGATATTGGCTATGGCAATAGGTATGAAGGTAGAAGATAGTCGCAAAAAGGCTATGAACAAGGGGTTAAAAGAGGGCTTTGAGGGTACATTCCAAGCAAATGCACGTATGAGAACCGAGAATGACGGATACTCTAAGGGTAGAACCATGCGTTTAATAGCTGCAATACCTAGAGAGATGGCTTATGTAGCACGACAGATATGGGGAGATGATGTTTTTACTAATAAAGAGAAGTTTAAGGAAGCCTTTGTTAAAGATGAGCTTGGTCAATACTGTTTAACAGTAAAACCAGAAGGAATCTAATCGTATATAAATTAAAACGAGGATAAACTCAATGAGTAACTCCAAGATTAAGGGTAAAAGACCCTTGCAAGTGCTATTTTTACCTGTAGATGACGGTGGCTGTGGCTGGATGAGAATAAGACAGTTTGATGAGGCGTTTAAGTTTAGGGATGATGTTAAAAGCTACCTTATGAATGGTAAAGAAGACGCCAATGAGCAGGTTGAGATGATTAAAGAGGCTGATGTAGTGGTAGGGAGACTAGGAGATTACCAGTATTTTAAGCTGATAAAAGAAGATATTGACCCTCACAAACCAGTGGTATTTGACCATGACGATAATACCATGGAGGTTCTACCTACAAGTGAGCATTATAAAGAGTTTGGTACTCAAGACGCTTGGGCTTTAGTTAATGGACAAGCAAGACCTATATGGGTTACTGGAATGACTGACGGATTTAATAGATACAAGAATATCTCTGGTCAAATGAACTTGCTTTATATATTAGCTGTGGCTGATATGATAACAGCCCCTGTTGAGAATCTGCTAGAGTATTATCTACAGTTTGGAAGTAAAGAAGTACAAGGGGGGATAACTCATAACTGTATTAACTTTAGTTTGTACCCAGAAGGAGAGTTTAAACCAAAAGACAAGAAGGATGGAGAGATCAGAATAGGGTGGCATGGTGGAGTAAGCCATTTAGGGGACTGGCAAGAGATTAAAGAGCCAATGACTAAGGTTATGAACGAGTTTCCAGAGGTTAAGTTATATGTTCAGGGGAGTTACTACAAGAATCAGTTTAAAGAGTTTGCTGATAGAATTATTAGAGCGCCTTGGTATCCGTTTAAGGGGTATTCTTTAGCTTTAAAAACAGCAGGACTAGATGGTGCTATTATTCCACTAGAGAGCAAGGCGTTTAATGAGTTTAAGAGTGAGATAAAGTTTAGTGAGTTTGCAGCACTTAAAGTTCCTATGGTGGTTAAGGATATGCTTCCATACTCAAGAGTAGCCAAAGATGATGAGAACTGTTGGGCTTATAAGACACCAGAAGAGTTTGAGGCTAAGTTTAGAGAGATGATACTAGATATTAAAAGTGGTAAAAAGAAGTGCAATAGACTCTCTGACAGGGCTTACAAGTGGGTTAAAAGGAACAGAGATATTAATGATGAGGCTGGGGAAGTTGTTAAGTTGTATAAGAGTTTACTGTTACCTGACAAACAGTTAGAGATTTTATAAGCATGGTATAATTATATATATAGATACTAACGAGGATGTATTTAATTAAGAAGGAATGACCATGACATTCTCGCAAATGCAAACAGAGGTAGGAGATTTACTCAATATGACAGTAAGTGCGACAAGCACTGTTACCACTACACAAGTACAAAGAGATTTAAACACAGCAAGAGACCTTGTTTTAAACAGGCTCTTAGTATTAGGGCAGAGCTATAATGTGAGAATTGCCAAGGCAGACTTGGTAGCAGACCAAGCCCTGTATTCTCTTCCAACAGATTTTAGGAAGTTTGTAAGACTAGAAGTAGGTTACGAGAGTGCAGCAGATAGAGTTAAGGTAGACCAGATAGACCTAAGTGAGATAGGAGACCCCAATATAGATGTGTTTACTACTGCTAATCCTAAGTACACAATAATAGGGAATATGTTTGAACTAAGACCTACACCAACTACCAATGTTACCAATGGGCTTTATATGTATTACATAGAGAACGTTGCTGATATGAGTGGGAATGACGACACATCAAGTTTACCATTAGATTATGATAGTTTGTTACCTCTTTATGCGGCTGCTAAGGGTAGTTATACTCTTGGACTTCACAATGAGGGTAATAACTTTATGGCACAGTTCAATTTAGGTCTACAAGAGATGGAGAACAATATCATTGAGAGGAATGTAGACAGTAATGGAACTATTGCTATGGTAGACAATTATGGAGGGCTATAATGACAAACTGGACGGAGACCTCAGATATTGCTACAAGTTGGACAGAGACGGGAGACGTTAGTACGAGTTATAGTGAAGTGGCTGATAAGGATACTAACTGGGGCTTCTTTGGAGGGTTAATACGACTTTGCACAGAAGGATTAAGAGAGGATTTAATGACGGAGGCTAGAATTGATTACATAGTTTATAGTCATGGCGAGGATGTAGAGATATGGACTGATACAGCAGATGTATCAAGTATTTGGACTAAAATAAGCGACATATAACATGGCAGGTAACAAGACAATAACCGAGCTAACGACCTTAGCAACAGTAGACAAGGCAAATGATTGGTTAGCAGTAGTAGATGTAAGCGATACGACAGCATCAAGTTATGGAACAACTAAAAAGGCTGTAGTCAATCAATTCATAGGATCAACTGGGATTCAGGGGGATACAGGTGTACAAGGAGACACAGGTGTACAAGGTGACACTGGCATTCAAGGAGACACGGGCATAACAGGTGCTACAGGTATTCAAGGCACAACTGGTGTTCAGGGGGACACAGGGGTACAAGGCGACACTGGTATTACAGGTGACACTGGAGCTGATTCAATTGTAGCTGGACCACAGGGTGACACAGGAGTACAAGGAGATACTGGAGTAGGAGCAAGTGGTGTAGCAGGAGCTACGGGTAGTGCAGGAGCTACGGGTACTAAGGGTGATACTGGTTCTACAGGTGCTAAAGGAGATAAAGGAGACACTGGTAGTACGGGTGCAACAGGAACTCATGGGGATACTGGAGCAGACTCTACAGTAGCAGGTCCTAAAGGAGATACTGGAACCAAAGGAGATACGGGTACACAGGGAGATTCGGGAGTTGCTGGTGCTGGTATAGATTGGAAGGGAGTATGGAGTGATGTAACGACTTATGTAACAAATGATGGTGTGTCTTACAATGGAAGTTCTTATATATCAAAACAAGATGCTAATACAAATCACTTACCAACAGATACTGCATGGTGGGATGTTTGGGTAGCCAAGGGTGAGACTGGCTCGGTAGGTGCAACTGGTGTAAAAGGGGATACTGGGGTTAAAGGTGATACAGGGGTAACTGGTAGTACGGGTTCGGTAGGTGCCACGGGAACCGCAGGTGCAAAGGGAGATACTGGTAGTGCAGGTACAACTGGTGCTACTGGTGTGACTGGTGCAACTGGAACTGCTGGGGCAAAGGGAGATACGGGAACAGTAGGAGCCAAAGGAGACACAGGTGTTACGGGAGCAACAGGTACACAAGGTGATACTGGACCTCAGGGAGATACTGGAGTAATAGGTGATACTGGAGATGCTGGTGCGGCTGGTGTACAAGGGGATACAGGTGTGACTGGTGCGACAGGGGTGGCAGGAGCAACAGGAACAGCGGGTACTTCTTATACATGGGAAGGGACTTGGGCTACAAGCACAGCTTATGACCTAAACGATACGGTTGAGAATGACGGGAGTGGTTATATTTGTATAGTAGCTCATACTTCAGGAACATTCTCTACCGATTTAACTAATGGCAAGTGGGAAATGTTTGTAGAGGGTGTTAGTGCTGACAGTATAGCTTCTACTATTCACGGAGCAACAGCTAAAACAACCCCAGTTGATGCAGATGAGGTAGGTTTAATAGATAGTGCTGCAAGTAATGTATTAAAGAAACTAACTTGGTCTAATATAAAAGCAACACTTAAATCTTATTTTGATTCGGTTACTACTACACTTACTAATAAAACCTTATCAAGTCCACTATTTACTGGCACTCTAGATGGTTGGATATCTGCAGGAGAAACTTGGACTTATGTATCAACAGATGACCCAACAGGAGTTATCAAAATAAATGCGAATGTAACTAGTAAATATAGTGAAGGAATGAGGTTTAAGATGACCAATGGGGGCAATACTATTTATGCAATTATTACTAAAATGGGAACTTATGGGGGTGACGAAGCAGGTTATACCTATATTACATTCCTACACGAGATAGACCCAACAGATAGTAAGGCACTTCATTTAATGGCAAATAGCGCAATAACAAATCCTTATTATTCAACACAAAAAGCACCACAGGGATTTCCATTAAACCCTACAAAGTGGTATATACAGACGACCAATAGCACCGTGCAAGAACAGACATATCCAACTCAGAATGTTTGGTATAATGTAGGTTCTAACTCTATTACAATACCAATAGGGTTGTGGTCGGTTCAGACCCTTTATAATCTCTATGCTTTTGATTCAGATGCAGCTGCTACGGCAAAGGGGACACTATCTACTGGAAACAACTCAGAAAGTGATACAAACCTTACTGTCGGAATAGCCTCTACTTCTGGGTCTGGTCTGGTAGCCCCTGCTTTTAAGGAAAAGGTTTTGTTACTAACCTCTAAAACAGTTTACTACCTAAATATAATGACTATAAACACTGGAGTGAATGCTATTAGTCTTCGTGGTGATAGAGGAGATACTATAATAAGAGCCACTTGTGCCTACCTATAACATTATGAACACTAAACTAAAATTGATACTTATATTTTTAGGAGGAGTAATAACAACTCTTTTGATAGAGTATATGTTGAGATGGCAACTCATGGTTATTTTAATTTATTGGTTTTTTAAATAGAATGGCACAAGCATATGATGCAGTAATTGCAACAATAGTAGTAGCTTCAGACGCAACCTCTGTAACAAAGACAATGGTTAAATCCACTACTTGGAGGGCAGGAACTTCTGGCGAGTGGAATAGTACAGACTGCACTCTAACAGCAGGTAATACCTATCAGTTTAGGACACCTAATTCTGGTTCTGGTTCAGGAACGACAGCTGTTTTGCCTAATATTAAAGCTTCTGTAACCGTAGGTTGGGATACTTCTGGAAGTACTGTAACTACTGTGGGAGATTATTTTATGTATTTTTATGCCTATGCTTGTACGAGTTTAACCTCATTGTCAGTACCAGATACTTCGGGACTAACTACTGTAGGAAGTTCTTTTATGGATTCTTATGCTTATGGCTGTAGTGGTTTAACTTCTTTATCAGTACCAGACACTTCGGGACTAACTACAGTAGGAGATTCTTTTATGTCTTATTATGCTTATGGATGTAATAAATTAACTTCTTTATCAGCACCAGACACTTCGGGACTAACTACTGTAGGAGATTATTTTATGTCTTATTATGCTCGTAGTTGTAGTAGTTTAACCTCATTATCAGTACCAGACACCTCTGGACTAACAACTGTAGGAAGCAGTTTTATGTCTTATTATGCTCGTAGTTGTAGTAGTTTAACCTCATTATCAGTACCAGACACCTCTGGACTAACAACCGTAGGAACTTCTTTTATGCGTTATTATGCTTATGGTTGTACCAGTTTAACATCACTCTCAGTACCAGACACCTCAGGATTAACTACAGTAGGAGATAATTTTATGTCTTATTATGCTTATGGTTGTACCAGTTTAACCTCATTGATATTAAAGGGGGATACTGGGTGGTTTTCTAGTCATAATATAAGCTGGAGTGTTCCTTCAAGTAGGCTTAATTATCTATACGCATATTGTGATTCTGCCTATTTAACAAACTGGCAAGGGTTAACGACTTCTGGTAAAACACTTTACACAAACTATATACAAAGTCCTAGTTATGTTAAAGCACTTGTAACTCCAGTAGTAGGGCAGAAATATCCATTACCAGCCTTTAGAAGAAGTTAGTTTAGTAATATTAATATAACTATGAACAAATTAATTAAATATAAATGGATAATAATTACAGGGGTAAGTTTAGTTCTTTTATGGGTATTTAGATATTGGATAATGTACTTGGTAATACTATTAATATTGGGAATATTGCAGTATTCTTAATATATATAATCTTTAAAAGTTAAAAGATGTGGCTAAAGGAGGGAATGGAACAATCGGAGGTTGGTATTTAGGGCTTAATTACTTAGCTGGATCAGGAACTTCTTACGGAGATATACTAAACTTTACTACAGGCAGTGATAAGCCGGAGGAAGATTCTATACATTACTTACCACCCCTTAACTTGACTTAATGGTATAATATATTATTAAGATAACGAGGATACCTCATGGACAAATGGCAAGAAGCTCAAGAGTGGGAAGCAAAATGGTGGAACACCTGTGCTAACACTGTTTGGGAGGATGTTAAGCAAATGGCACTGGCGCCATATTTAGGGCTCAAGATTATTCCAAACGCATACACCAATTATAGAATACCAATGAACAACGAGAGAGTTTTAGATATAGGAGGGGGACCCTCTTCTTTACTTCTTAAATGTGAGAATGTTAGAGGTACAGTTGTTGATCCATGCGACTATCCTAAATGGGTAGGGCAAAGATATAAAGAGGCTCATATAGACTACTACAAATGGAAGGGAGAAGATATTCCTTGTATTGATGAGTGGGATGAGGTTTGGATTTATAATGTACTCCAGCATACAGAAGACCCTCAAAAAGTAATACAGAATGCTAAGAAGCTAGGTAAAATCATAAGGATATTTGAGTGGGTCAATATGGGTATCAATGACGGGCATTTACATTCCTTTACTAGAGAGCAACTCGAAGAGTGGCTTGGTGGAACTGGCAAAATAACTAAATTATCATCACAGGGATTATTCGGGACTGCTTTTTATGGAATATTTAAGGGAGGTAATTATGACAAATAAAGAGATATGGAAACCAATTAAGGGATACGAGGGATATTATGAGATATCTAACATGGGTAGGGTTAAGAGCTTGGAGAGAATGGTACCATATAGAATATTAGGGTTATATAGGAAGCAAAGGGAACTAATAATGAAGCCAGCTAAAAATGGATATGGATATTATTTTGTATACCTTAACAAAAATAGTACAAAAAAAATGTGTTTAGTGGCAAGGCTTGTTGCTATGGCGTTTGTGGATGGAGAAAGGGATGGTTTACAGGTTAATCATAAGAACGGAATTGTTACAGATAATAGACCAGAGAACTTAGAATGGATTACTCCTAAAGAGAATACTTGGCACGCAATTATGGTTCTTGGTAAAAGAAGAGATAAGGAGAATCATTGGAAGCATAAGATAACCATTGCTCAAGTAGAGGAGATGAGAGAACTCTATAAGACGGGCAAATATTCTCAAGTTGAACTTGCTAAAAGATACGGCATACACCGTGGACAATTATCTAAAATATGTAATCACAAAGCATGGACATAAAATATCCTAGCGTGAGCTATCTACAAAAAACTATGGTTCCTAGACAAAAAGACCACTATCGTATACACATAGTTGGTTTGTCCCATTTGCCCGTTAGTGGTAGATATGCTGGTTGCGCTTTTACTTCTAAGGTAAACCACATGGCTAAAATGCTAACAGACTTGGGTCACGAAGTTTATGTTTACGGAGCAGAGAGTGGAGACCCCGTGTGTACAGAGTATGTGGTAACCCACTCTCTACAAGATATACGAGACGCTTGGGGAGATGGGGATAATAGGTTTGATATAGGGTACAACTGGAGAGAGGGCATGTTTAGGCATGATATTAACAAAGAACAAACCGAGTGTACTAAGAAGTTTATAGCCAATAGTATTACTGAGATAAACAAAAGGAAGCAACCTGATGACTTTTTAATGATAATGCAGGGGTATTTTAATAAGCCCATAGCAGACGCAGTTAATCTATTCTTAACAATGGAGCCGGGTATAGGATACAGGGGAAGTGTGCCCAAACTAAGTAGTGGTAGAACCGTTTACAGGGGGTTTGAGAGTAGTTATATAATGAACTTTACTTATGGTAGAGAGAATGCCCAAACAGGGGAGACTCCAAATGGTGCTTATTATGACAGAGTGTTTCCAAACTACTTTGATGATAAGGACTTTACTTTTAAGAAAGATAAGCAGGACTACTTCTTTTTTATAGGTCGTTTAATACACCGTAAAGGAGTACAAACAGCCATTGAGACAGCTAAAGCACTTGGTAAAAAGATAATAATAGCAGGGCAATTAGACGAGAATGAGAAGATAGACATGAGTTATAAGGGTGCAGAGTATGTAGGGTATGTAGATCCTGATAAAAGAACAAAACTAATGGCTAGTGCAAAGGCTTGTTTTATACCTACTTGGTATTTAGAGCCCTTTGGAGGTACAAATGTAGAGTCTCAGCTTTGTGGAACCCCTGTTTTAACTACCGATTTTGGTGCGTTCTTAGACACTGTGGAGCAGGGTGTAACAGGTTTTAGATGCCATACTCTCAACGATTTTGTGCAATGTGCCAAGTTAGTAGATACACTAGACCCTAAGATTATACGCAAAAGAGCCGAGAGATACCTTATGAGTAATATGATGTGGGAACTTGAGGACTGGATGCGAGAATTATATCAGGTATACTTATCTGCAACAGTACCAAACACAAAGGGCTGGTCTTTGATAATGGTATAATTATACATAGAGGATATTTACTTTATATATATCGATATGCGAAGCAAACGAGTTACCCAGAAGTATATTGATTTTAGTGGAGGGTATCAGACATTTACATCTCCTCTACTTCTAAACATCAATGAGTCCCCATTTTTATATAATGTAGACATAAGTAAACCAGGAATACTAGGCAAATCATTAGGATTTGCTCAAATAGGTTCTGGCACTGGATCAGGAAGTAATAGGGGTGTTTATGCCTGGAATAAAGAGAATGGTAATAATGAACTTTATCAGGTTTATGGTTCTGACCTATATAAGTACAATGGAAGTTCATTTGCGTCCATTGGTAGTGGATTTGGAAGTGGTACAAGCCCTGTTGAGTGGGCTGTTAGCTTTATTAACACAGGAACTGGAGTAGGAACAGCGGCGGAGACCTTTGTAGAGAGGTTGTATATCACACAGGGATTAGACGGTACTATGATGTATACGACTGGTACGGATATATCTGCAGTTGCTAATACCTACGCAAAGCACTTAGAAGCATATAAGGGAAGACTGTATCTTGGTAATGTAAAGATAGGCACTAAAACATACCCATCAAGAATTGTATTTAGCGAAGTAAGTAAAGACTCCTTCCCTGATAACAATTACTTTGACGATATGGGAGAAGGTATTACAGCCTTAAAAGAATATAGTGGTGCTTTATTTGTGTTTACACAAAATAAGGTTGCAGCTTGGGACGAGTATAGTTTAACAATGCTTAATGTAAATGGTGGTACTACTAACAAAGAGACAGTACAAGTAACTGAGAGTAGACTTCTTTGGTATAACCGAGGAGGAGTTTATATGTATGCTGGTGGTACAGAGGCAACTCTAATAAGCAGACCAGTGCTAGAGTGGCTAAGTGGTGTTACAAGTGCCGAGAGTGTAACTGGAGGACTTGATACAAAGGGAAGATATTGCTTGTATCTTGGAGATATTACCTATAGTGGGACTTCTTACAGTGATGTTGTACTCAGATATGATGTATTACTTAATGCGTGGGATGTGTTAGTAAATAGACCCTATAAATACTGGACACGCAACAAGGCGGCTGGTGTTTATGAGGTTTATACAACAAATCCAGATGGACAAGAAGTATGGCAGATAGATACGGGTTATGCCCTAAATGGATCGGCACAAGGGAGTGTGTATCAGACACCTAAGTTGTTTGGGGCAGCAGAGAATGTAGACGATATTAAGACAGCTTATGAAGTACAGGTAGTTTATAAGCCCACTAATGTTACTGATTACTTAACAGCACAATACAGAATAGGTGGAACTGGGACTTGGAGTAATATTGAGAACACAACAAGTAATGTTAATTTATCTGGCACAGATGAGATTAAGGTACAAAGTCTTAACATACCATCTAAAGCAGCTGGTAAGTTTATAGAACTTAAACTATCACATAGTGCAAGTGGCTCAGGGTATGAGATATATGGTGTCAATTTAATCTATGATGTAGAAGCACAGGAGAATCACTAATGCTAACAATGACTGCAGAACAAATAAGGAACTCTCTGGGACAATATCTAACTAAGCCCTTAGAGGTAACAACTGGAACATTATCAACACAGCAAACAGTATCGGCTACTTCTTTGTCTACTGGTGGGCTTAGTGGGGATTTTATAATAAAGCAAAATGGTAGGATATTAGTTTATGATGGAACTACATATCGTGTTGTAATCGGTAAGTTGTCATAAAAACACAATGGCATACGGAATAAGAATATCTAAAGATGGTGTGGATGTAACAAAAGATATCACTGATACGAATAAGAAGGATTTTGTTTATATCAGTGATGACAATTCTCCAAAGGTTTATTACGCTGGATTTGTACAGGGTCCAGATGCGTTCTCTGGCATTACGTATACCCACAACCTAGGATATATCCCAATGTACTTTATGTTTATTACAGACTCTGTTAGTAATCCCACTTTTTATTCTGCAACCAGGAATACATTGGCTTCAACCAGTGTTATACTTGAGACGATTGGTCAATATGGGTATTTAGTAATATTAAACGAAGGCAACTAATGGCATACGGAATTAAAATATCTAAAGCTGGTGAGAACGTATTAACTACTGGTGTAGAGAACCTTCTTCTAGATACAAGTTACCCACTACTTAAAGTTAAATCTCATGGAACTGGGACTTTGAGTGTGTCTGACGGGAATAGCGATTCGGATACTATTACTCATAATCTTGGATACATTCCAAAAGTCTTGGTCTATGGAGAGTTTTATAGCGTATATTCTGGGGCAAAAAGTGCATATTATAGAAGATATCCCATAAACGAGTTTCTGTCTACATACTATTCAAACTTTACCTATACAATTACAGATACGCAATTAACTATAAATGCAGAGTTTTATGATGAGAGTTCTTACTCTGGAACATTTAACTACTTTTATTATTTATTTTATGACGAGCAATAATGGCAGATTACGGATTAAAAGTGTCTTTATCAGGTAAGGATATAAGCTCTACAGATTTAGATGATTTATCACTAGATAGTGGACATTCAAATCTGATGTTATTAGAGAAAAAGACCTTATCGTTCTCGGCACTTCAGGGACAAACAAATCAATCTGGAACAGAAACTTATAGCCATGGATTAGGATATGCACCATTTACACTTGGTTTTGTTGAGTACCCTCTCTATACGGACACCATATCGGACATATTACCCCATGTTTATGACAATGCAACTCCTTATGGCTCTAATATCTATATTGATGTGGCATTAACAATTACAACAACACAAATACAACTCGCATGGAGTGTAGAGCAAACGGTAAGTGGAGTACCAGAGGGGTTAGATAACGACATAGACTTTGATGTAACATTACATATTTACTCGTTTAAGCTAGGGAGCTAGTTTTATAGTATGTTATAATATTATATATCGAGGAGAACTTAACAAACGAGGAGCATTAACTTAGAATAGGACACAAATGGCAGCAGCTCCACTATATCAGCAGATTATGAGTGTACCAGGGCTAACAGGTACATGGAAACAAAGATTATCACAATACTACAAAGCACTAACAGGAAGGTCTTATACAGGTACTAGAGACCAAGGTATTTATATGTTGGGACAAATTGCCAAGGGCAACTACCCTCAGACATCTGCACAGACACAAGCAGCAGTAACTCCCGCAGAGTCGGCAGGAACAATAGCCGGTAGAGAAGCTGGAGCAGCAGTGGCTTTAACACCTTTTAAGGAGGTTTTACCATTTGAACAATACTTCCCAACAGAATTAGCACAGGGGAGTGCACAACAGGCTTATGCTAATTACTATGCCCCTATCGTACAAAAAGCACAAGAAGAGTTAGAGAGTGGTTATGCAGGAAGAGGATTAACAAGAAGTGGTCTAAGAAGTGGTGCTGTTGGAGATTTATACAGGCAATATGGGCAAAAACAACAGGCAGGAGTTGAAGCAGATGTACTACAGCAAAAAGCATGGGCAAAAGAAGAGTATAACAAAATGCAAAACTTGTATGAGGAGAGTGAAGGTAAACAAAAACCAGCAGCAACAACTTATACGCCATACAAGGTGGCAAAACCAAAAACAGCAGCAGGTACTTATGGAAGTTCTTATCTTGACTGGCTTAACAGAGCCACAAGAGTTTAGTTTAGTATAAATAAAAATGGCAACAACAGAGCAAAGACTAGCAGAATATGAGGATTTGTTTAAGAAGGCACAGTCCTATGATATGAACAAGTATCAACAAGACTTCCAGAAGGCTTATAACGAAGCAATGAACTATAATCAGGACCTAATTCAACAGAAGGCATCCTCTTTGGGAGAACTACAGGCAGTAGCACCAACTATGAGAGAGAGGTACTCGAGTTCTCTTATTACAGATCCTACAAGACAGATGTCTTTAATAGCACAGGCAAGACAGGCACCTATAACAGACTGGGGACAAGCAGTTGATTTACTCAGTGCAAGAGGAGCTAAGTATTCGGACATTTTAGGTAAGGCACTTGGAAGTTATCAGACAGCAGCAGAACAGGCTAATACAGCGGCAGAGAACGCTTGGAGATTATATCAAGACGCTGTAGCACAGCGAGAAGCAGCAAGGGCAAGAGCAGCAAGTTCTAGGGGTGGAATAGATTTGGCAAGTTTACTTGGATTAGGTGGTGGTGCGACAACTGCAACTGGTGGTGAGATTTATGAGATACCAGAAGGTGGTACACAACTTACAAAAGGTGGATTAATAGCCAATCCAACAACATGGGTAGATAGATTAGCAAATCAAGTATTACAACAAAGACAGGCAAAGGGATTAAAAGATGTTCTTAAAGCATATTCAACTTCAACTTTAGAACCATATAAAAATATAAAGAGTATTAATGATGTATTGTCTATTCCAACTCGTATGGGTAGTGTTTATACAACAATAGGTTCAGATATATTTAGTAGATTATTTAAAAAGAGATAAATATGGCATACAGACAAGTAACTAGAGAGGAGTTAGAAGATTACCTAAGTCGTAATCCAGGAGCCTCTTATAGAGTAAATGGTCAAGAGTATACTGCACCGACAGAGGACAGTAACCAAAGCGGTCTTATGAAGATATTAACAAGCCTAACAAACCCATTAAGGATGGTGGGTGGTAGTGCTTATTCTGCAATAACTGGCAAAGAGAAGGACAACCCATTCTTAACACAGTCCGAAGAGCTAAAATATGCAAAAGACCCAACAGTAGCTGGTACTAAGGCGGCAATAGGGTTAGGCTCATACTTATTACCAGTTGGAGCCGCTGAAGGTATTACATCCGCCGGTGGTAGGATAGGAAGTGCAACCGTTAGGGGGATTACGCCTGGTGCTATGGGTTCCTATGCTTTAAGCCAAGAGGGTAAGGAATTAGAATCAATACTGGGTGGTGCAGGACTTGGTGCTGTTATGGGTGGTGGATTACAAGCAGTAGGAGAGGGTGTAAAAGCAATTAAAAGTGCTAAGATAGCTAATAAGTTTGACGATATGGCAGATGATTTAAAAACTACTGCATATAAAAAGAAGATAGGAATGGCACCAACAGCAAAACAGGGTAAGTATGATTTGGTAAGAGATAGCATGAAGTTAGCGAATAGTGAAGGTCGTAAGATTACCAGTGCGGAAGATTTATACCAGTTTAGTGATGAGTTATTTGGTAAATATGGGAACACCGCAGATGATATGGCAAGAACATTTGATGACATGGGTGGTGCGATATCAGTAGACACAATTAAAAAACCTATTTTAGAGAAGATAGCTTCTGTTAAAACACCAGAGTTAAAAGCACCTTATCAAAATGTATTAAACAGTATAGATGAGGCAGTAGGTGGTGCTAAAACAATATCAGCAAAGGACTTACTACAACTAAGAAGAGAGTGGGGTAACTTGGGTAACTGGAACCAATTAACACCAACAGCAGAACAGGCAACAGCAAAAGCATGGGAGCAAGTATATAAAACAGCAAACAATACTCTTGATGACACTTTTACAAAAGCAGGGTTATCAGGGTTTAGAGACATAAATCAAAAGTTAGCAACAGCAATAGAACAACAGAACTGGGCAAGAAGAGCAATGGCTGGTAGGGCTGGACAGCAAGTATGGACTGATATGGCACAGGATGCAGTTATGTTTGGAACAGCACTAGGTGGTGGTCCAGGAAGTATTGCTGGATTCTTGGGTACAAAGGCATTACAAAGTCAGGGAGAGAACATAGCAGCAAAGGGTTTAGATATAGCTTCTAAAGTGGCAGCAGGAACAGCTGGAATACCAAAAGTATTAGAACCAATATTACAGGCAGGACAAAAAGCAATTCCAGCAGTATCAGGATTAACACAAATACCAGGAGCACAACCCGTACAACAACAACAGGTTCAACAATCACAGGCACAAGCGGAAGGAATAAATGCTATTAACTTAATGTTGGCACAGGGAATATTAAACGGACAGATAAGTGCAAGTGAGGCAAATGCAGTATTGAGTTTACTCGGGATGGGCGGAACAACAACAAAACTAACAGAGAAGCAGAAGATGTTTAAATCGGCAGGACAAACAGCGGCAGAGGCACTTAATCTACTTGAGAGTGGTGCTGCAAAGACTGGTAAAATACAAGGTGTTGGAACAGCAGTTGGTAAGTTCTTTGGAACTCAAGACCCAGCACAAACTGAGTACCTTGCCAAACTAGATGGTGCAAGAATGGCTGCAATATCAGCCCTATCAGGTGCAAACGTACCTCCAAGTGAATATGAGAGAATGAGGAACTTAATACCAGAACCAAATGATGAGTACAATGTCGCAGTAGAGAAGCTAAGAGCATTCCAGCAAGTTATGGATACTTATGCACAGTCATATGGTGGAACCGATACTAGTACCGACATTCTACAAACACTTGGACTACAATAATATAATTAGTGACAAATATGCCTGACAAACCACTTACAGAGAACCAAATTAAAAAAATAGTTCAATTGGAAATTAAAACCTGTTTTGAACAATTAACCAGTGATGTAAAGGAGATTAAACAGGCTTTGCTGGGCAACGAATATCAGAATGGAGGTCTAGTAAACATGGTCAAAAGTCACGAGGTTTATATAGAACGCAATAAAATCACAGGTGTAGCAGAGAGAGGTTTAAAAGTAATTGAATGGTATGAGGGACTTGCTGAGAAGAAGGGAACAGATGGCAAGAGTGAATTAGAGAGATTACAGGATGGTATTCAGGCTATGGAAACAGTACACACACTTAAAAAGTGGATGGCATTCTTTGGAATAACAAATATAGGTGCAATCATAGCCCTTATAGTTGAGCATTTATTATAATCCCATACTGTTTAATATTTTTATACACCTTAGTAGGGTAGAGTAGGGGAGGGGAGAGTCCCCTATTCCACTATAAAAATGGCTTAAAAGAGCCTTTTTGGGGTATATCCCTGGGAGTAGGGTAGGGCGGTGGTGGTATAATATACTATGAAGTTTAGTGCAGTAATACTAGCAGGAGGCAAAGGGGAACGATTCAAGTCTAAAATCTCCAAGCAACTTATGAGTTTAAACGGTAAACCCGTTGTTCAATACTGTATTGACACTATAGAGCCCTTAGTAGACGAACTTATCATTGTGTCTAATTCTCAGTACAAAGACTATAAATGTGTTCAAGCTGGTAAAACCAGAAGTGAGAGCGCTTACAACGGGGTTATGGCGACCACAGGAGACTATATTATAATACATGATGGGGCTAGACCATTTGTAAGACCTGAGAACATACAGAGAATCAAAGAGTTGCTCCTAATGGGCAATGACTGTGTTGATACAGTATCCCCTATAATTGATGGCTATGTAGAGAACTGTATATCAATGGACAAGAAGGGAAGATATGTCGGATTAACCCCAGAGGGATTTAAGAGAGATGTTTTAATAGGTTCTTTTAATGACACACCTTCAAGAGACTGGATGGATGAGATAACCATGGTGCAACACACCTTCCCCTTAGCACAGACTGCTTTTGTACAGGGACAGATATTTAACAGTAAAATAACCTATGAAGAAGACCTAGCATTTGCAGAGGGGATCATGAAGTTCTGGACACGACCTATTACAACCATTCCTGATCTAAGTAAAAAGATACTAGTATTAGGAGGTAGTGGTGGCATAGGACAGGCTTGTATTAAAAAACTACCTAATTATGTTGCGCCAACACACAAAGAGCTGGACCTGTCCGAAAGACATTGGGACATAGACTTGTCCGAATATGGTGCAATTATCTATAGTGCAGGGGAGTATAAAGACCGGGAGAAGATAATGCCTGTAAACTTTGATAGCTGTGTTAGACTTATAGAACTCGCCCAAAAGCAACAGTGGAAGGGGAATATAGTGTTCTTATCTTCAACAGCGGCTACCTATGGTCGCAGGGGTATCCCGCTATACTCTGCCTCTAAGTCAGCCCTAAACGCTTATATAGAGTCTATGCACGAAGAATTGTCCGAATGTGGCATATACATAAACGCCATAGCGCCAGCGAAGGTAGACACAAAATTGCAAGCTATAATAAACCCTAACGCACCTAAATCGGACATGTTGACACCAGAATATGTGGCAAAATATGTCCTAATGTATACGGACACTAAAACTCACGGGCATATAATATATCTAAGGGTTGGATTTGATGACAGAGGACACTAAAAGGGAACAGATAAAGAGCACTCAAATCATAATAAAAGAACTACAGGAACTAGGAATAGAACCGTTCTTATGGGCTGGAACCCTGCTAGGGGCAATTAGAGAGAAGGATATAATATCTGGGGATTCGGACATAGATATTGCCTATATAAGCAAATACCACAACGCACAGGATATTATAAAAGAGACAAAAGACCTGTATAACAAGCTAATTGGTAAGGGTTTGCTATATGATTATTTAGACGAAGAACACCAGCCACAGAGTCCGAATGACCCTATTGGGACAGTATTCGGACAGGCACACCTTGGAAATGAGTATCCCTATTTAGATCTGTTTACCTTGTGGACCAGTGGGGAGGATTTTTATGACACCTGGTTTGGACCTGTAGTAAAGAATGTAGACACAACCGTAGTACCAGACTCTGTTGAGCTAGGGGGCGTGAAGTTCCCTGCTCTTAAGAACCCACAGTGGGTTTTAGAGATGCTCTATGGAGTGGAGTGGCAAACACCCCAGGAGAGCAAAGGGTTAGACAGGCACGAGTTTAGACACACCTTAAAGCAGTTTAGGGGTCAGGTGGTATAATAGATTAGTAAGTTGTGATTACAAGTAAATGGCATATACTTCGTTATTCAAGCAGAGTGATGTTCGGGTTACAACTCCCTTCTCAAGTACACACAAAGGTATAGATTTATCTCGTGGAATTGTTGAACAACCGATATATCTCCCAAATAAAGCAGTTAGTGGAACGGTCTGGAAGATACTACCAGGGTATAGTTATGGTGGTAAATATTATGCCAACTCCCCTATCATTTATATAAAGCACAAAGACGGAAGTGGCTCAAGATATATTCACTCATATCCTAGGAATGTAAAAGTAAAAGTAGGAGATACTATACAAGCTGGTAGCCAGGTATGTGCAACTGGTAATTCAGGATATTCTTTTGGAGACCATTTACACTTTGAGTGGCTAACTAAATGGGATGACTTAAACACAAGAGTAGACCCAGCACCTCATGTAATAGACGATAACCTTATATTTAAAATCGGAGACAGAGTAGAGTTTACAGCTGTTCAAAATATCAGACAGGGAAGTGGTACAACCTATCCTATTACTGGACAGACCTCTGTAGGGCAACTAGGGGTCATTAAAGACGGTGTAAGGGTTGCTAATGGCTATAGATGGTATGACATACAGTTTGGTGGTGGTGGCACAGGGTGGGTTGCTGATGTAGGCAAGTTTAAGATAGCAGAGCCAGTAAGTCCTTGCCAAGAGTATACGGATAGAGTTCTATTCTTAGAGGGCACTTTAGCACTCAGAGAGAAGGAGTTAAAAGAGTTAGAAGAAGACTACGCAAGGATACAAGGAGAGAGAGACAATTTTGAGAAGCAATATCAAGACGCTGTTACAGAACTTAATAGCCTAAAAGAACAAAGTTCTGTTATAGACAAAATTAAAGAGTTGTTAGCTAAATTGTTTAGAGGAGAATAATGAATCTCTTTTTTAGTTTTGTGTTTACATTTGGGTTATTCTCACTTTTGGTGGTAGCCCTATTTTACGACCCTAATTAAATTAAGTATTAACTAATATGCTTGTTAGTCTTATAGAAAAGATAGCAGACCCAAAGTTGAAGGCGTTTGTATTTAGAACCTACAATGTCTTTAAGGTAGTTATTTTACCAGTTGTTATCGGAATGCTTCTGGAAGACTTAAAAGAGAATCCAGGAGAACTTAATGGACTGTTAGACCTACACCTATGGGAGGAGATAGGATACGCAGTAATTATAACCTTACTAGGCTCAGGCTTAGCAGGTCTAGATAAACTTACTAGAGTCGGTTAAAACTACGATTTACTGCCATGCTTAAACGAGGAAGAGGAAGTAAAGAAATAAAAAAACCAGTAGTTAATATAAAGATAACGACCAGAATGCCAGAACAAAACAAAGCCGAGGGTTTATATACTTCCGACAGAGAGGATAGTTTTGAATCAGTACAAGATATCGGACGCAAAAATTTCTATAAAGCAAGAGTGCAAATTGAAGAGGGTTCTATGCCAACCAACTTAACCTTTGAGGACTTCCACGAGGAGGCTCTTAGAAGGGCAGAGTTTAGAGAGAAGGTAGAGGGAGAGAAGCGTCATATAGAGATAAATATTGACACCGATAAACCAGTAGCCATAGCGTTTTTATCAGACTTACACTTGGGTAACGGGGGTATTGATTATGAGCTATTAAAACAGACGGGAGAGATTATTAAAGAACATCCCCTAGCTTATTGTATTACTGGAGGGGACATAACAGACTCACTGTTCTTTGATTACGGAGAAGAGATACTTAATATGCAGGAGCAGTATGTTTATATGCACAAACTGCTCTCCTGGGTAGGTCCAGATAATATTCTGGCAGGGATACTGGGCAACCACGAGGCGTGGAGTCGTAAGAGTGGTATTACAAATTACATAGAGTTTAGCAATAACTTACAAAGACCCCTACTTCGTGGAATTAGTTTTGTAGATTTAAAAATAGGCAAGATTCCTTACAGACTTATGTTGGCACATAGATTTAGAGGGGAGAGTATGTATAACCCAACACATCAAGAGAGTAGAGCTAATAGAGAGCTTCAGGGTGCTGATATTATAATGGCTGCTCATACGCACAAAGCTGGGGAGTCAATTATCTATCAGCCAGAGTATGGTGGTGGTGCTAGAAAGGTGGCTCTCATAAATGGTAAAACTTTTAAGAAGCTAGATGCTTATGGAAAAGACCAGGGATATATTCCTGTTGCAGGAGAACAACTAGGGTGTAATTGGATTATTCTAAACAATGATAAAAAAATGGTAAGGATAGCAAGTAGTAATGAGGAGATGATAGAAACAATGCAGTTTTATGTTTAACTCCAGATATTAGGCTTAATTTGTACGATATAATGTACAAAATAGGCGTAATTTGTATAGTAGCACTGTGCAAATTAGTAGTAAAATATGTAGTGGGGGTTCGGCAAAAGGAAGTAAAATGGGGGAGGTTTCCGACAGATTTCCTCCCCGCCCCTACCAAAATTAGGCGTAATTTAAGTAGTTAAACACTCAAAATTGGCCTAATTTGTGCGGTAGCGTTTTAGGTTTTTAATTCTAAAACATACACAAAAGCGTAAGTTTTGGAAATAGACTTCTAAAACTTTAGAAAAAAGAGAAGTTTTTAAAGTGGGTATTAAATTTGCTTAATTTGTGGAGGTAGAATTGCACTTTTAACCTTTACTAAGAAACTTGTTAATGCTACAACATACGGAAAAGCGTATGCTATGGAAATAGTTAAAATGTATAGTGAGATTAGACAGATTCGCGTTAAATTGTAAACTAAATTGTAAAGTTAATTGACAATGGTAACAAGAACTAGGTGTGAGGTGTACAGTCGCTGCGTAGGATACATACGCCCCGTATCACAGTGGAATCCAGGCAAAGTCTCGGAGTTTTTAGATAGGAAGGTTTTTAAGACAAAGGGTTGAACCCCCTTATGAGTTGGCATACTCCCCCGATACTACCCAGTGCCAGCTCAACAGAGTGCTCAACTATTGAGTCTCAAGTTCTTTAATAACCTGGAGGTGTTAAATGGCTGCAAAGTGTCAGTTTTGTCGGCAACAAAAGCGACTGTATGTGTGTCGTCTGTTCGGAGATGTCTTCGTAAAGTGTGTATTC